AGCAACACACTGAGCAACACACTGAACACCTTTGTAATTATCTTTATATTAGATTTTTACAAAGGTGAAAAATAAAAAGCAACACACTGAGCAACACACTGATTTTACCAATTTATGTAAATATAAAATACTTTGGCGTGCAAAAAATCTCCTTAACGTTTTTTGTAATACAAAAATATTTGCTATATATTTGTAAGAAAACCACTAATGGAGCAAATAATAGAAACCATCAAAAGAATTGAGAAAGCACGTACGGCATTACGTCAAGCAATGGCAGATAATGAAATTGCCACATCGCCTAAACTGAAAGACTTAAATCTCATTCCGAAGATTTACAAGATATTCGAGGAATTAAAGGGCAAAGAAATAAAGGTAAACGACCGCAAAGAATTTATCTTTGTTGTCATCTACCTTTACTCTCCTAACAAATTCTTTGGTGGCAAGATGCCGCAGGGGCTTAGACGTGCTATCACCAAAGCAACCAAAGTAACATGCGCAAGTGTTATCTCTGCAACATGCACGGAACTAATGGTACTTTATACAACTTATGCAGATTTCCGTCAAAATGTGGATATGCTTATGGGTTCTTTAGACGGGCTATTAGAGTAGCCCTTCTTTCGTTGCTTTATCCCTTATAGCTTCGTTAATAAAACGATTCCTATTATCCTGCTTGTCGAGAATAGGTATCAAATCTTTGTCAGCCTTATAGTTGTATGCTTTGCCCGTAATTGCAGGGCGACCTGCGCCTATTCTCTTTCCTCCGCTTTTACCTTTTACTCCTACCATATCTATCTCTTTGTAAGCCATTCAGCTGCCTTTCTAAGGCTATCAGCTAAATGTACTTTATCTACATTGTCCATTATCTCTAATCTCCACTGTGGGGACTTCTTTCTGTAGAGAAAACACTTTGTATCATCATCACTGTATTCTATCCCATAGGGTTGATTAAAGCACTTTGAACCGTGATGACGTATAACCCACTCTCCTAACTCTCGCATAATCCGTGCAAGTTCTTCAGGCGTGTGATGAACATCTTCAAGTGGTGTTACTTTCTGCGTGTCGTTGAACTTACCATCTTCAAAGGTAACAACAATACCGTTTTCTTTGTCAGTGAGCACCCACCCATTAGGGCGAGTGCTGCTCTTTTGCATTATATATTTACTCATATTATTTATTTACTTCGTAATTCTCTATCTCTACCCAATCGAAGAGAGGATATTCTTTCTTATTTTCGCTTATAACGATGTGTGCAGGATTACCCTTTGCAGATTCTTTAAGCCATGATTTTAAAGTGCTCAAGTCGTTGCAAGCAAGAGAAAGGTAATCACCGCTACCGCTGATGCCTGCTTGATATATTGTACCTCTGAACTTATTTTTTGGACTGTGAATTGAATTTGTCATATTACTTGCCCGTCATGCCGATAGCGCAGCGTTTAGGTTATTAATTACTTTACAATCTCGTTATAAACACACTCTTCTGTATCGTTGTTGATGATACTAACAGTACCGCCTTTGTAGTCTGCAAAATAGCTTTCAGTTGTGCCATTATACATCTTGATATAGTTAAGGCAGTATTCATAACTTTCGTTGAAGCCTTTTCTATTGCTATCGCAATCATCGTTAAATACAACGTCAAAACTCTTTGTGTTAATCTTAGAAGTACTCATAATTTTTACAGTTTTTACGGTGTGTCTCACCTTTTTAAAGTTATTTGTTTTGTTTGATGTTGCAAAGTTAGGTATATGTTTTTTCAAATGCAAATATTAAGCTTTTATTTAACACCTTTTAGTATATACTTATTCAAATGTTAATCTTTTGTTAAAACTGTATTTAGTATATTCTAATTCAAATAAACATGCTATCTTTGCAGCGTGATTAAGAGATAAACAGATATGAAGCGAATTAAAGTACAAGACATTAAGAAGATGCATCTGACAGAAGCACAGATGCTCGCAGTTGAGTTCATTTTTGAAGATATAAACAAAAATGGTTCATCTGAAAGGCTAAACTATGTATTGCAATTCAATACTTCTTATATAGAAGAAAAAGAAGCAATATCTAAGTGCCTGAGGCAGTTCGCAATGTCTTTCGCAAAACATACACACGAACTATCTATAGTATGTGACAATATAGCGCAGATATTAGGCACAAGTAGCTACAATGTTGCAAGATGGTTGAAAGGCATGAGAGATAGCTTCGTGATTGCTGACCAATTCGGGCAGAATTATATAGAGATTAAATAATTCTAATTAATTAATTTACAACCAGCCTGTTGTTGCTTTAATGGGTGGGTTATTCTTAAATATAATAATGTTAAATCGTATCTTTGTGATACATTAAAATGAGAAAAGTCGTATGAAAGTATTAAATCTTATCATCAAACAAAAGTATTTCGATGCTATCCTTGCAGGTCGTAAAGTACAAGAATTTCGTGAAGTTCGTCCAACCACCATCAAGAAGCTATTGCAGCTTGATGAAGATGGGTTTGAAATCGAAGATGAGAACGGCAATGCGCAGCCTATCAAGTATGACGCAATTCAGTTCTATGTTGGTTACAACAAAGACAGGGATAACGCGCTTGTAGAGGTCGTTGGTGCACATTGTGAGATATTCGTAGATGATAATAACGAGCCTATCACCTATGAGCACGGCAGGGACAAAGATGGCAATCCACTTGTATGGGTAGCCGAGCAAGTAGTGTTTGATTTGGGTAAGATACTTTCGCACAACATAAGAGACAAGTCGAAGAAAGTGTAATCTCAATAGGTATTAGATTATGGCAAGAAGAAATGCACAAACACTGAAAGGTCGTATCGCAGGTGCAACAGGTTCTTATCTGGGCAATAGTGGACGTCATCAGTTGGTAGCTGGTAATAAATTGGGCAGTCATAAGACTGTATATAGGCAGCTCCGTAAGGGCTTTGGAATGAGCGCAGGATAATGAACAAGTTGCAAGAATCACATAACGTAATATGCAGGGTGGCTGAAAAGCAGTCATCTTGCATTGTTATGTGTTCACTTGGTAAAGATTCGTTAGTTACTTTGGATTTGGTCTATCCACGCTTTGAAAGGGTTGTATGTGTGTTTATGTACTTTGTTAAGGACTTAGACCACATTAATGGTTGGATAAGGTGGGTAAAGAAGAAATATCCAAAGGTCGAGTTTATGGAAGTTCCTCATTGGAATTTAACTTATATTCTTCGTGGCGGTCTGTATTGCGTGCCTAACCCGAAAGTAAAGCTGATGAAAATCGCTGACGTGATTAAGGCGGTGAGGTTAAAGACAGGTATTTACTATACGTTCTTAGGGATGAAGAAAGCGGACGGCATGAATAGAAATCTTATGCTCAAAGGTTATGAATCTAATGAGTATGAGAATAACGGCTTAGTTTATCCGCTTGCATCGTGGACACAGAAAGACGTTAAAGCATATATGCGTATGAAGCGTTTGCCACAACCAGTTTTATACGGTAACAAGGCAAGTAACGGATTAGGATTTAACATAGATTGCTTTACATGGCTTAATAAACACTATCCGCAGGACTTGCAGAAGATATACCAAGCGTTTCCAATGAGCGAGAGAATTTTATTTGAACAGAATTATAAACAGGGTAACAAATAATAATTATGGCAAGAAGAACATTAAATAGAACATTGGAGCAAGTCGCTCGTGTCACGAATGGCAGTCCAGTTAGAAGAGAGGGATTGATAAGGCAAGCTGCTGCAAATAGACTGACAAGAATGGGATACATTGGATATCATGGTAAGCGAGTCGATGCGAATGAAAATGCCTTATTATCAGCCTCAACGGCGGGGGCTTATAAAAAAGGGAGTTCATCTTACAAGCGGAATTTAGATATGGCAAAAGCAGAGTCCAAGTGGTTTAGTAGGAAAGCCAAAGGCAATGTAGCAGGATAACAATTAAACAGAGACAAGTCAGATGGATAACAAATACTTCACATCAGAGAGCGTGGAACTCCTGCGCTCTCAAATTAAACTTCACGAGAATAACCCTCGCACTATTCCCGAAGAGAATAGAAAGGCTCTCAAACGTGGTATAAAGAAGTTCGGCATGGTCGGAGGAATCGTGGTGAACAAGCGGACAGGATATACACTTGTAAGCGGACATCAACGGCTTTCGGTAATGGACGAACTTCAAAAGTACAACCCCGGCACAAAGGATAATGACTACCCTATCCGAGTGGACTTGATAGACGTTGAGGAGAAAGAAGAGAAAGAGCTGCTTATCTTACTCAACAACCCATCAGCGCAAGGAGAGTGGGATTACGACACACTCCGTGAGCTTATCCCCGATATTGACTACAAGGATGCAGGACTGGCCGAGCAAGACCTCGATATTATTGGTGTTGATTTCCACTTCCAGACAGAAGAAGAAAACACCATCGCTGATGAACTCGACACACTCATGGAACCCGTCAGAGAAGAAAGACAGGCAGAAGTAGCACAAAAGCAAGCTGAGAGAGCGGAAAAGGTTGCACACATGAAGCAAGTAAAAGAAGAAGTGAAACAAGCCGCTACAAAGGCAGCCGCAAACATGGACGCTTATCTTATGCTATCATTCGATAATTGGGAGGCAAAGGCGGAATTTTGTGAGAAGTTCGGGTTTAACCCCGATGAGAAGTTCCTCAAAGGTGAAGTATTCTCTGAAAAGATAGAAACACTTTTAACAGAATAGCTATGGCAAAACCAAAACACGACTACGATAGTGAAGATTTCTACAAGCGCATAGAAGGTCTTGCAATGAATGGATACACGGACGAGGAGATAGCAAATGAGCTTAATCTATCCGCAGATGTGTTTGGGTCTATGAAGAACGGCAACTATCAATGTTGGAACGAGGAAGAGAACAAGCGCAGAGGATCTGAAATTAATAGGGTCTTAGCACATGGACGGACAAGAATTGTAGCTTTACTTCGTGGAACATACATCAAGGGGGCGATTGGCGGAAAGAAGACCAAAACAAGGATAGTTAAGTTCGTACAAGATAAGTGCGAGTGTATGGGGGCAGATAAGAAATGCCCTTATTGTGGTGGTACTGGATGGGTGACACTGACGGATAAAGCAGTGGTGCAAGAATCCGAAATGGAACTGCCTCCTAATATGCAGGCTATCGCTACCCTACTCTACCACCACGACCCAACATGGCGCAAGATGGAGAAGAAACAAGACGATGAAGATGCGCTCTACTCCGAGAATGGTATCGACATAGATAAGTGGATGACCGACAACACAAATGAATAGAATAAACCCTCAGCAGATATATGCTTCGTTGTACCACAACAAGGATAAGTTTGTCATTCTTGTTACGGGTGGGCGTGGAAGTGGAAAGTCTTTCAATGTTTCCACTTTCATTGAGCGTTTATTGTTTGAGGTTAAGCACCCAACTCCTGCAAAGCGGATAGTCCATCAGATACTCTATACTCGTTATACAATGGTGTCGGCTTCAATGTCTGTTATCCCCGAGTTTATGGAGAAGGTGGAACTTGATGGAAACTCGAAATGGTACACACACACAAAGACAGATGTAAAGAATCTCCGCAGTGGCGGTGCAGTAATGTTTAGAGGTATCAAGACATCAAGCGGAAACCAAACGGCAAAGCTGAAATCTATCCATGGCGTTACAACCTTTGTAGTAGACGAGGCAGAGGAGTGGGTATCAGAGCGAGAGTTTGAAACAATCATGCTCTCTATCCGTCAAAAAGGAATACAGAACCGAATTATTATCGTTATGAACCCTACGGACAATAACCATTGGGTTTATAAAAGATTTATAGAGAACACGCATAAGGAGGTGATGTATGATGGCGTACCCGTTCAGATTAGCACCCACCCGAATGTATTGCATATCCATACTACCTACTTAGACAACGCAGAGAACCTCTCTCATGAGTTTATTAAGGAGGTTGAGGACATGAAAGCCAACAATCCCGAGAAATACGCTCATACTGTTATGGGTAGGTGGGCGGACGTTGCAGAAGGTGCAGTATTTAAGCATATTGGCATCGTTAAGGAGTTCCCGAAATGGTGCAAGAAGGTTGCTATCGGTGATGACTTTGGATTTAC